CTGGAATGAGTGGGCGACTTTCACCGTGTACGTCATAGATAAGCCACTCACAGAGAAGCAACTACTCGCTACATTTGATGTGTTCAATGAAAATGATATTTCGCGTCACCTATACAACCTAGTGGAAGACTATCTATCCAAAATCCGTGAAATATGGGGTCCCCCATCAAAGTATTCTCCGAACTTGTTACTAAACAGGACTTCACTAGTAGATAAAGCCTCAGATGGAACTTATTAATAGACGATAAGTTTACAACATTAAGAAAGGTATATTTTAAAATGTTGCCGAAAATCTTGTTTACATTATCCAACATATGGTTTTTCATGTTTAGAGCAACATCTATCTTATGCTTAGCAGTATTTGCTTATGGTGCGTTTATATTTTCCTTTAATAGCTTTATTTTCCCTCATCCTCGCTTCTTGGCAGAGCACATGTTTGTTGGTTTTGTAGGTGTCCTCATGTGGGTTGATGCTCGTAGGCTCTCAAGGCGAATGGCTTGGTTAATGGAGTAAATATATTCTATATTGTAATCATAAAGCTTTTCGTGCTGATCTAATAGGAGAGTAGTTATGTTGTTTGACCCAGATGAAAGATACCAAGATTTTCGTCGTGCGGACGATGCGGCTATATTTGGTAGTTTGAGTAAGCGTAGGAAATATGGGTTACGTATCAGTAGATACGATGATCTCACAGATAAGGAAAAACAGATATACTGCCTTGTTATGCATAAGCTGCCAGTGGTTGATCCTGTTCGACGGTTCATGTTCGCTAAGATTACGTTCGCCCGATCTTTGAAGGATATTAAGAGTGCGCTCGATAATGGTACACAAAATGATTTTCCTGGGTTGCGTAGAGCACTATTTGAGCAAGAAACTATGATCGGTTTGACCTTAAATCATCCTGTATTTTACAGGAATAAGAAATCTAGCTGTATAGTAGGCGAATATTATCAGGAGCTTATAGAAACTGGCTTGGATGTTGCAATGAGTCCATAGGTTATGGTGGCAATGAATAATTGGGTAAGGAATATTTGTTTTTTCTTACCCAATTATTATTTGCAAAGGGTACCATTGTAACAATGGAACCTAACACGTTTTGAAGTTAACTATGAGAAGGAAAAATAGTGAGAAGTAAACGGTATTTTCTAAGAATCACACCACCCAGTGCGGGTGATGTGTCTTCAAAGGATTCACCTGAAACATGGGAAACGGAGTCGATGAAACTTCGTGAATTACGTTACCGGTTAGAAAATATTGATCAGCTTCCGCTGTTTAACGAAAACCTTATACTGGTACCCGATCAGAATAAAAACTCGCATGTTAAATATGATTGGGGGAAAAGGACAACACCTAGGAAAATAGTTGAATACGCTAATCTTCTCTTCTTCGGGGGTGAACCCGATACGGGTTACACTATTGAAGTTATTGAGGATCCCCCAAATGCGATTCTAATTGCACGCTCCTTCGAGAACGAATTTGACTATGTGTTTATTGAGAGTGAAGACTTTGAGATTTCCATAGAAAAACAATTCTACTATTCCCCTTTCTACAACTATCCAAGCTTCGGGTGGAAAGCTGTAGAAATTGATGAGGACGGTTACGCAGGAGGGCTTCTAGAGGTTTGGGACACGTGGCTCTCAAAGGTGAGGAAGCTGGTTGTTGAGCATTTTGAGGGTGCTAAAGTTGCTAATGGTATCGTTGTTTCTTCGTTAGCTTTCTGGCATCAAGACGACTATGAGATTGTTTTCGATTGCTGGCTTAAGAGAACTAAGTAACATTTCAAGTAGGAAAAGGAAAAATGCTATGAATCATAACCAATGGAATGGTACAGGGATACTAGTACTAGACCTTATCGAATACACTGGCGAATACGCAAATGTTGTTGAGGGTGCCCAGTATCTTTTCCCTTTTAGAGGGCAGAACAGAACTAAAGTTGAGGACCTTGTTCAGTTTTTTAATGATAAGTATGGTGGTGGTAGTGAATACGATTTGACGAAAGCAAGCATCATTGAAGCTAGTTCAGTTCGAGAAGCTGTTTACGCTTGTGACGTGACAGAACGTTTGAATCATTCTTATGTTAAGATCCATTCTTTCAAGTGTGCTCTTAATTCTAATCTGTTTAAGCGTCTACAATCAATATTGGAAATAGCTACTATTGATAATCTAGAAAATAAGCTGAAATCTCTCTGGCGTTCTGCTCCTGCTTCGTAGAATCTACTATCAAATAGACAAAAAACTGAGGTTGTCTTGTGCATATACCGCACGAGACAACCCCTAAACTATGTGCCCAAGATTCAATATTCGCTTAATATTACGAATAAACTTGCAACCACGCCACCTCATGGTGTCTACTTAGAATAAGACAATAAAAACACCAGTATGAGGAGCCATAAGAAATGGAAAACCTAGTATTCACCACCACCAACTCGCTTGTCTGGGTTGACTGGATGGAGTCTCACCCGAATAGTTACGAATTGAAGTTTCCGCATACTATTTCTAAATAAGATACAAGTATCCACTGGGCGAGGAGACAAAAGATAATGCAGCGAGAAGAAGATTTCTGGTGGGCAAAGTATCAAGTGTTTTTTGGGTTACGTCGTGGCAGGAAACTTAAGAAGCTTGGTTTGAATCTTTGTTCTTATAATGGTTTCACTAATGCTGAGGAGGAAGTTCTCAAATATGTTATAGTTGCGTTGCCTGATGGTGATCCTGTTCAGGAGTTTATTCAACTGAAATATGCGTTTGATTTTGCTTTAACGAGTATTGAACAGATTTTGTGTGACAATAGTCTTCATTATGATTATGCAAAAATTCTTAAAGACCTGCATAAACATGAGAAGAAGATTAGTGAACTTCTTGAGCATCGGATAATACGTAACAACCATGCAGCAAATGAATACTATCTAAAACTGCAGGAACTTTGCCGGGTAGCTGCTGGGCGGATAGAAGACCTTACGGTGGCTAGTTTATCGTAAAGAAAGTGTTGGGTGAGAGAACCAATAATCTGGTTTTCTCACCCAACACTCATATATAAGGATATATAAAACTACAATAAGAATATATTAGAACAGTGCCGCTTGCCCCTCAACCTGCCCAGCCTCAGAAAGCCCGTAAGCCTTCAACAACCACTCACTATAAGGCAAATAAATCTCTGGAATATTCTCGTACCTCTGCAGATCATGAAGATCATAATTATGTTTCGCAGCCACCGAGGCACCCCAGTTCTTGACCCCACCAGGCAGGAAAACGGTCATCCTCACTGTTAGCCTCTGGTTCCTTTCATCAACCTTTTTCTCAAGGTCTGTTGCAACATCAAGGATAGTTCGGTCTGCACTCAACTCGTTCAGTTTTGAGGCGGCCAACCCATACGGTTGGTTCTTCTTCTGTGCAGAGAACAGTTCATGCCCAAGGCGCGCATGATAATACTGGTGTAACGGTAACCAGTGCGGTGTGTCATTCTCGTTTAACGGGTTATGTAGGTGGCTTGTAATAATATCCTCGTTAAACCCTGCAGGGCGGTACAGGTCATTCCACCCATATTTTCCTGCACCAATATATTCAGGAAGATACTGTGAATTCTCTTCACCAGATGGGGCGAAACTATCCATGAAACGATCAGCTACCCTATCACCGTTAATCCTAGAGATAGGTATAGTGTCGTTTCCTGGATGTTTAATAGTTCTAGGGTTAATAACGAACTCGCCCTGGTTGGGGTATATACCAGACCCATCGCTCTGCATACCATTCTTAGCAGTCAAAAAAAGATTACTGCCCCCCTGCAGAACAACACCACCTAACGGGTCAGCTTTAACTTGGTTACCAACCATTGACCCGCTAATACTTCTAGTGGTTACACTTGTTTGCCCCCAGAGGTTACCCCTAGAGGAGTACTGTGCGGTAAACAGTCGTCCAGAACCACCAGCCATGTTTCCGTGGTAGCCTGTTATTTCTGTTGCGTTAGCGCTTAGGATCACAAATCCTGTTTGTAGTTCTCGTATATCCATTGTGTATTAATATGTTGTTTAGTGTTACTGTTTGTTTGCTGTCTCAAGCATATCTTAGTTGTTTAGGATAAGCAAAAATAGTTTAGGAATATTCGTGTGTTGGGGGTGTTTTTGTTTGGGTAAACACAAGAACAGAAAATCTAAGAGAATGAGTAAACATTGTAAAACAGGGAAGATCAGGTACCGAGACAAACTAGCCGCTAAGATAGCTCTCAGTAAAATGATGAGCCACAGAAACGACAGGGCAGAACGAAGAGTCTACTGGTGCTCATTCTGTAGAGGTTGGCATACTACATCACAGAAATATTCAAAAAATAAGTAGAACCAAGTATTTTGATGGGGGTAGTATGTAGAGTATGGAAAAAATTAGTAATAAACCAAGCGTTATTGTTATATCTTTTATCAATTTCGGTTCCGACGAGTATGAGACAAGAGTTTTTATCCCTTACTCAGGTAAACTTACTGGACGCATCAAGAAACTTGAGAATAAAATATCCGACTTTAGTGAACTAGCCAGTGAAGTATCCTTCGGGGATAGCCAGATCAAAATAATGACTAAAGAATACGACACCCTGTATGCTGCTACGGCTAGTTGCGAAACTTTGAACGAGTTCGTTCCAGAATGCGATAACTATACTGAGCTTCTGATCTGCACAACCCCAATAATTGGTGATGAACTAACAGCTCTTGAAGAAAAAGTTGATAATGTGCTGAATGAGTTGAATCAGGATCTTGAGCTTGATAGTTTCAGTAACGATAGTCTACGTAGTGTCCGTATTAATGATGCTGGTTCAGATTTGGAAAAACTTTTTGGGGATTATTGGGATTCTAAAGAATAGGGTTATCTAAATATTGGAGGAGTCAGGGATTATCTGACCTCTTCTTATATTTTTGTCTTAATATTCTGGGAGAAAGAGGAACATTGGGCTATAGTTAGAGATAGAGGACTCATCTACTAGTTAGGTTTAACCATGTACCGCAAGAACAATTCTCTCAAACATAGCCGTAAAGATCGCTCTAGAGGCAGTGTGGGGCGTCCACGAGCTTTAGCATCAGCATCACGTAAGAATGTTAGCCCGTGGCGTGAGAAAGCACGTTTGGAGGCTGTTACAGCCCAATACAACACTACTGGGGCTGTAGACGATAAAACCCTCGAAACCATCCTCAACGAACAGGCTAGAGGCAACATGAGCAAATGCGCAGAACCCAACTGTGACTCATGCTGGCATGTATGATCCAACAACCGTTTAAAGGAAGAACCAAAATAATGACTAACCTACCAAACACAAACAAAGGCAACAAATACGAACCCATCAACGGTATCTACTCGCATGAGATCGCCGAAAACCTACCATTCTGGCTCGGTACAGCACTAAAATACGTTTGGCGTGCACCACGTAAAGGCAAGAAAAAGGATCTGCGTAAAGCCGCCACTGCTTTAACACAACTGCTGGATAACGCTAGCGTGTATGACGTTCAGGAAGTTACCCCATATACCCCAGATTATTGGGATAGAATTAGTATTCTAAAGTGTGAGCTGGACGAATATGTTAATGAATCTGTTCATGCTAAACTGCTTGTAAGTATTCTAAATGTTATTCTAGAATACAAAAAAGAAGAAGGTGCAGGCTGGGGCGAAAAGAAACATAACGCATCTTTCAAAACTGGGGTAGAATACGCCAAAACCGTTTCCGAGAGTATCCGTCTACTTGAATCAACCAGTAAGAAACAACTCATGGGAACCAGGACAGCTTGGGAAACAAAATATCAAGGGTCACCAATCTAAACAAAAACCAATGAACCATAAAAATGGGGTGCCATCAAAAAACATGGTGGCACCCCATTAATAAGCTTGGTGCGTTAGCAACTGTAGATTAGTCGGAAGGATTGAAGCACATGAAGACCCAGTACTTTACTGAAGAAGAACTCGAAGAATACTATGAAGAAAACCGCGTTCATGACAAACAAGTAGAATACACGGATAACTATGATAGCATCGACTACTCGGCTATCCTCACCACGCCGGATGATAGACACTACCGTGTGTACTACTCTGAAAACGATGGTGACAGGTACTTCACAGTTCTGGAATGTGAAGAGCTGTTCCTCATCCCAAAACTAACCCTAGAACTGGGGTACAGTAGCACCCCCAGACCAGAAACCCGCATCTCAGACGACATTATGAAAGCAGACAGAGGAGAACTGGTAGATATGTTGGAACACACCGAAAAAGAGCTACTAGGGCGGGACTGGGGACAATAGGAATACCTGTCTCCGCAAACAAAATATGGGTGTTGGGTACTGCTTTCCAAGTGTTTAGAACAGTACCCAACCTCCGTTTTTATGGGCAGTCACAAGCTAAAGATCAGTAAACATCAAACCCGAGCTCTTCTCCCAAGCATTAATTGTTTGGGTACATTTCTTTCCCAAAATAGAATCAGTGTACAAGCCAAACGTTTCAGCACTGAGAGTCATATGAGTTTTTTGTAGGTCATAATCTGGGTGGTTAGCCTCATATATTTCCTTCATCAAGGATATGATTAGGGGGGGTGCGCTACCTATACGCCGCTCTTTTGAGTTCTTAGTTAACGCAGAATAATCTCTGCAACAATTATTAATATGAGCATTATAGCCGTTACTTCCAATACATCTATGAAAGCTTTCTTAACAGTGAAAGGTTCCCCTCGAGCTTCTGCTTCCTCTACCATATCTTTAGCTAACCAAAGTGATAATAACAACATGTAGGGCCCCTAAATCCTTTCTAAATTTTGATTTTTCTGGGATAGATAACAAAGTTTAGAGCAGTGAATAACATTAAATATCTCCGATTTACTCCAACAAATACCCGTATTCACTCCTAAGCTTCCGTGAACGTTCAGGGTTAATAAGAATAATCGAATGCCCGTCAGGGGAGAACGCAAACAACATATTCTCAAGATCAGAAACATCAATTTTCAGTCCTCTAACCCTGCAGTCGATGAGAGCCAACCCGTTAATGCTTGCGTCAGACAGGTCAGCATTCGTGAGGTCTGATGCTACAAGCTGGTTCTCGATCACCCCCCCATTTTGGTACCCTCAAGTACCAGTGGTGCGCCACTAGGTAGTCCTACGATGTTTGCGATGTTTGCTCCACTAAAATCCATATAGTGCACCTGATCCTGGTATGTGTCAGGGAAGATGTTGAAGAAATGGTCTAGCCCGAGTTGTCTTTCCTCTAGGGTGAGGTTTTGGCTGGATGCGATATTGCATGCCTGCAGTGCACCTTCTGGGGTGTGGGGTAGCTTGTTGAGTTCTTCACGGATCTTGTTTTTGAAGTATTCGTTGTTTTCTTTGAGGAATTTATTGTACTCTTTGTTCCGCATTCTTCTTTTCCTTTGGTCTTGTTTATATTGGGCTTATTATTACTTTGATTGTTATAATTCTAAACGTATTCTTGTTTATTGATCTTTACGGAATCCTGCTCGCCCCAAATACCGTAGTAAGAAGAAAGACGCGAACCCGCCGATAAGTACTGATGCCACAAAAACGATGAGTGAAATGATTAGTAATCCAGTGGTTACACCTGCTAAAACGTTTGTGTCTGAAACTACTGTACCCAGCATATTAGCGACACTATGAATACAGTAGAGCCACACACCCGACACCATTAAAAATACAGACACCAGCGAAGCAACAAAGATAGATAAACTAAGTTTAAGATTCTGATCTAGTTTCCTAGCGAACCTAGTTGGGATCTTACCTATAGTGTTACGCATGTGCTCATAGTCGATTTTCTCATCTTCAAGAATATTGAAGAGAAGTTCCCTAGATTCTTTCACTGATTTCGGTTCTAGAGCCGATAACAAGTTGCCAAACATAATATTATTTCCTTTCGGTTAAAGTTGGTATAAGGGTGATCCTAGTTATTGTGATGATGTCCTACTAATTGGTTTGAAGATCTCTTAACCTTTCTAGCTCTCACATATTTGACTAGGTTTTCTAACCTATCTAAAAGGTAAACCCCTCGAACAATCACAATACCATTCCATACGACAAGTAGCGAGAAACCCCACGCCCAGTCAGGTATAAGAACATTGTGAGGTATAGGAAGTTTAGAATACCATTCCCCAATATGGGCTGTAATGTCTCCTAGAATGCTCATTGAAGGATTCACAGACATCAGCAGGATAAGCGCCAGATACAGGATAATAGCCGCATCAAGAGTAACTGCCAGAACCCAGTTGGTAGCTTCACATATTTTACGCATCGTTATTATCCTTTTTCTTACCCTTAGAATTAGGTATAAAGATTAGAGCTAAAACCACCAACATGATCAAAGCAAAGTAAACTGTTTCATTAACGGTTGGTGCTTGAGATTCTATCCGCACAAGCTCTTCACCTATTTTCCTGAAATATTTTGGCTCATTGTTTCCTTCAGAACTTGCAAGGAAATTAAGGGTATCAAAAAGCCACCTAGCAGGGTAGCCTAATGAGAACACCCAACTAGATGTAGCAACAACAACTAATTTGAGTGTAGATATAATGTGTTCTCTAGATGCCCAAGATCGTTTCTTGGGTGATTCTTTTTCTTTCAAACCAGTCACCTCCCAAACTGGCTTTCATGTGTGTTTATAAGGTTGATAGTTTGGCTTAGTTTTAAATTCTGATTTTTACCTAGCTTCTTGTAAACCTCGTACAGCAGAATTCAAGATGCTTCCCTCAATGAAAATATAGGGAATAGCTAAAAGATTGACAATAATAAATAGTGCTCCTCCTGCACCACTTCGAGATTCTTCAGGTAATTGGACAATGAAGCCAGTTGCAATCATGAATCCGATGCCTAAGTAAACTTCTCCATAATATTTGACCTGATCAACTACTTGACCCAAAATCACAAATGTTAGATAAGCTGCAACATAGAAAAGTTTGATTGCTTGATGCTTAACAGTTTTTAAAGCGCCCATAGTATTCTGGGCTCCTTTCAGTTTTCGCGTAGATTAATAACACTATACCACCACATCTACCCCCCCCCGTGGTTCTTCGCGGGAATATTACGGAAATATTACAGCAATAATAATGGAATATCGGTGGGATCATGCTACTATATCTCACATCAAATAAACCAAAACCCTGTACCCCCACCACAATAATAAGGAGAACCCTATCATGCGTCTAATGAGCTTTTGGGTTGAAAACCACAAAAACTTCAAAACTAAACAGGGCATATTTTTCACCCATGAGGACGGTACACCATTCACCACTGTGGGCGTGTATGGACCCAACAGTGGGGGTAAAACCAACTTCCTAGAAGCCTGCTACAGTATCGTCGAAGGGTTACAGGGAAACAAACGATCTTATACCCTTAACAAGAATGCACCAGATCAGGAATCAACATACGCTTGGACTATTGAACATAACGACAGGGCATACGTTTACGGGTACTCTATAGATGACTCAGGTATCACACATGAGTCCCTTGAGTACCTAGCGGCATCAGATTACGATAATGAAGAGAACGATGACCCAGATACGGTGAAGATCTTTGATCGAGATGAGCATAGTAAATATGGTGTTGACTCGTTAGATGGTTCAGTATTGCTCGCATATGAGCTTCTACGTGGTGAACTATTAGATGAAGACTCTTTGAAAATCCTCAAATACTTATTAGGGTTCTTCTATGCGTCACCAGAAAACATGTACATGAGCCCTAAGCTTCTGGAAGATCGTGGGCTTACCTCTGATGAAGTTATTGCAACCTTTATCGGGGCTGCAGATGGTTCAGATAAGCCTTTTGGTGAGATTGTAGCTGATGACCTAGATGAGCTATCACCTAAACTGCAGGACTGGGTTAAAACCACTATTGGAATCGTTTCAGCCCTATATGATGGTCGGTTCGTTATTGCTGACGATTTCGGAGAGGGCGTGCACCCTGATCTTGTGTATGCGTTGTTGGAAGGTATTAACAACGGTATGCTTGAGTTTGATGAGTCGGCTCCTGTTAAGCAAATGATCTATGCTACACAGAATGTTGCAGTCATGCAACATCTGGGTCGTTTTATTGGGTTACCTAAAATCCATGATATTTGTTTTATTGATCGTAACCATCATGGAGAAACGGAAATCTATGATATTTATGATTTTGAGAATGATGAGAACAGGACTCACAAGATATTTGTGAGGTATATGGTTGGTGTTTTAGGTGCAACACCGATGTCTTGTTCTTCTTTCTATAGTGTGTGGTGATCTCACCTGTAGTAGGAGCTAATTTTTGGGGTGTGCTCGGTTATGGGTACACCCCAAAATTTTTATAAAGAAATATTCTCGTAAATATTCTAATAATATGCCCGCAATGTGTTATGGTTATTATCAGAAAACAACGCCCACACTTCACCGACAAGAAGAGGAAAAACCATGATACAAACAACAGAAAATCTTGGAATCATAAGTCTAGGATTATCACTAAACCAACTGTTCGATGACACACTCAAATACTTCAACACCAACACCATAGGGATTCTAGGTTTCCTATTCATCCTGATACCTATCACCTACTACTCGGGTGGCATCAACCGTATTGTAGCTCTACCATCCAACGTTGAAGACATCATGTACTTCGTACTTTTCTGTCTTCTTGGATTCAGTGGGGTATCTATCCATAACCTTCTTGTTGGGCTCCAAAACCTTACCCTAACCCCTAGTATTTCACATAACCATGTAGAAATATTCTTGTATTCACAAACATACATGGCAACCGTATTAGGTGTTGTTTGCGCCATAAGTATTGCGGGCTGGTTGCTACGTATCCTCTTGAACAGTGGGTTAGCTAACCATGAAACCCATATGGCTAACATACACAGAATCAAAGGTATACCAGCACCTCACACGATATAATCAAGTACCCCACAAAAACTATCAGAAAAGGAAAAGATGATCATGCCAAAACTTCTTGGACTAGGCGGAAAGAAAAGACACGGCAAAGACGAGTTCGCTAAAGGACTCGGCGACGATTGGGTTATTGTTGGTATGGCTGAACCACTCTACGATCTTGTGCTCACCGATAACAACTATATTGGTGTTGATGATCAAGGTAACCTTATTCGAGTAGCAGACTTCCTTGCCCAGCACAATAATGATTGGGTAGAAGCCAAGAAACATCCAGAGATTCGTAGAATGCTGCAGGTTAAAGGCACCGAATCTGGTCGTAAAATGTTTGGTGAAAACGTTTGGGTAGATAAGATGCTTGATACCGTTAGAAAACATTTAGACTCTGGTAAAAATGTTGCTGTAACAGGTATCCGTTTCCCCAATGAGGCACAAGCTATCCGTGATGCTGGTGGTACACTAGTCTGGGTTGAGCGCCCTAACTTTGAAGACGATAAGGACTCTAACTCTGGGCATGCTTCGGAGAACTCTGTCACCTACCAGGATTTTGATGTGGTGGTTGCTAATAATTCCACCCTAGATGCCCTCTACCAGAAGGCACACGATTTGTTTAACAATTAGGTATATTAAGATAATCATGCTATTCTGTATTCGCAAAATGCGACAGAATTTTTGGACGCTATAACCTATAGCAAGGATTTTTATAAGGAACAGAAAAGACAATGGATACCCCTCAAAACTATGTTATGCCTCATAACACGGAGGCAGAGAAAATGGTTTTGGGGGGTATGCTTATGTCCTCTGATGCTATTGCTGAGGTTGTTAATGCTGGGTTGTCTCAGGAGGATTTTTATTCTCTTGCGCATGAACGTATTTTTGGTGCGATCCTTGACCTGTATGGGAAGAATTCGCCTACTGACACTATCACTGTTATTGAGGAGCTTCGCCGTAAGGGTGTCCTGCAGGAGGTTGGTGGGGATGCCTATGTTTTTCGGGTTATTGAGTATGATTCGAATTCTGGTTCGGTTTCCTATTATGCGAGGATCGTCAAAGATTATGCGATGAAACGTGCTCTGATCCGTGCTGGCGGGAAAATCACTGGGCTCGGGTATAAGGATGTTGAGGAGGTTGATTCCCTCTTTGGTGAAGCGCAGGGTGCCTTAGATTCATTGTTTGAGAACACCAGTGCAGGTCAAGACGATTACAAACCCTTTATTGATGTTATGGGGGCAACCCTAGACGAAATCCAAGAAAACTCGAACCGTCCAGACGGAGTATACGGTGTACCAACAGGATTCATTGATTTTGATGACATGACTGGCGGGTTACATCCTGGGCAGATGGTTGTTATAGCGGCACGCCCAGGTGTTGGTAAATCAACAATGGCTATTGATGTTGCTAGATCAGCAGCCTTACATAACAACAAATCAACGGTGTTCTTCTCCCTAGAAATGGGTAGCACAGAAATCGGTATGCGCATCATCTCAGCAGAAGCCACACTCCCCATGAACAGACTCAAAAAAGGTGACCTAGACCAGTCCGAATGGGAACGCACTATTGATGTTCAACAAAGACTCGGTAACTCACCATTATTCGTTGACGACTCACCCCAAAACACGTTGGTAGAAATCCGGTCAAAATGCCGTAAACTCAAGAAACAGTACGGGCTAGAACTTGTTGTTGTGGACTATCTGCAGCTCATGACTACTGGACGCAAAAATGAGAGCCGGCAGCAGGAAGTATCCGAAATTTCTCGTAGCCTCAAACTCTTGGCTAAAGAACTTGAGATACCTATTATTGCTTTGTCCCAGTTGAACCGTGGATCAGAGCAACGCACCGATAAGCGCCCAATGATCTCTGATCTACGTGAATCCGGTTCGATTGAGCAGGATGCGGACATTGTTATTCTTCTACACCGTGAAGACATGTATGACCCTGAAACTCCCAGGGTTGGTGAAGCAGACATGATTATTGCTAAACATCGTGGCGGACCCACCTCAACTATCCCGTTAGCTTTCAGCGGTAAATATTCTAGATTCAATAACATGGCTGTAGGGTAAATAATATCTGCTTAATATTTACGTAATATTTGATACGGATAATGTCTTTTACATATGATTATTAGTGACAAACAAAAAATACATACACCCACAAGAAATAGAAAACTTGTGAAGCAACTATCGTAAAGGAAAACACCAAATGGCAACTACCCCATCAAACGTATCAAACCTACTAGATTTCGTAGATCAATACGTAGACGCACTACCCAAGGACACGTACACTAACGAAGAGATTGCGACTGCTCGACGTGTAGGTAAGAGCCTAGCAACCCGCCTAATGACTGACATGATCAACAAATATGGTAACGTTTCTGGTTATTCTGTAAGGAACCAAGGAACATTCGGTCGAGTCGATATTGATAAAACCTCCATAGTTAACCGAGATAACCTGGTTACGACTCTTAATGGCGTTTTCAATATGCACAGAGGAACTATTATTTCTGCAGTTACCTCTCTAATTAATACTTATCTGTCTACCTTACATAAGTTTGCTAATAATGAGAGTATCGATCAGGCAGCAGAATTAGGTGAACATCCGAAAGGTTGGAGCATGTGGCAGGGCGAAACAGCTGAATCGTATATTGATGATGTTCTTAACCCGAACACTCATACTGTTGCTCTTGCTCATCTAGGTTATGGTCGTTACCGCACCCCTGATGGTCGTGTTGTGTGTCTGGTTGATGCTAAGGAAGCTGAAAAGATGCAGAAGCAGAAGCAGCAGGAAACCCTGTTTGACACTAATTCGGATTTCCAGGATGCGTTCAATAAGATCACTGAACCTGTTGACAATAAAGTTACTAATGAGGATGTTGCTCAGTATCTTTCAGAGGAACTTGGGCATCTATATGGTGCTGATACTGCTTTAGAGATGTGTAGGCAGATCGTGGACGGCCGAGCAACAGTAACGATCACCCACAGATACGATGAGAAAACTGCTAAGGGTACTGCTCATTACGCTATCAGTGGTGAGGTTGAGCTCCCTTAAATCAAGGTTAAATATTTTATGAGATAGACCCAAGTATATTTCTTATACTTGGGTCTACCTCATTGGTTCTAAGGGCTAATTAACAAGCAAAATACGGTTCATAAAAATCCACAAGATCATTATCAAAACCAGCATCCACCATACTCTCCCACGACAACGGCGAATACCTTCTAGAAGAATAACGGTTCACAACAGTATCCGAGAGTAGATCCTGCACAATAAACGGGGCATCCACTGAACCGTCACCCATAATAATACGTCCATTACTGACTAGGCGTTGCTTCTTCTTATTGATGAACCACCAACGCACAACAATCATATATGGGGTTTCACATGATGCTATAGTGTGGGCAACCTCCTCATACTCTGTAAGAAGCTGATTCATATGGTTATCAAACATAGTTGTGGTTGGTTCCTTATCACTGTACCCATATAACTCATAGCTGGGTGCAGGATCAGTAGACAAATCTATAACACCTTTACCACCAGAAAGCTTATAACCCACGTTACCACCAATAAATTTTATAGCCTGATAGAAACTATCATTAGGTAACATATTGGGTTTTGAATGACTAATGCTCACTCTAATATTTGGTACTTCTGTTTTCTTTTTATTTCCCATAGTTATATTAACTCACTGTACCGTTGGCTGAGCTTTGGTGACCTTGTTCCGTTTATGAGTACAATAGAGTTTCCTTCTTGGTTAAAAGTCATTGCGATCTTATCTATTGCTTCAAGGAACCGATTATATTCGTTATCTATCATTACTGGTTATCCTCTACAGAATTAACATAATCATTCTGTTGCTGCAAATCTTTAGCAAGCTCCTGAACCTCAGGCGCACCAAGAATAACAGACAGCTCTGCTGATGCTTGGTGAAGAGCCTGCGACAAACCCATAATAAGGTCTTCTCGATGCCTACCAATCAGATCAGTAACATACTTCTTCGTTTCCTCAGCAGTAGCCGAAATAATGTACCCAGACGCCCCTAAACTAATATTCTCCTCAGGGCGCACCTGCACAATGATCCGCATATCATCAACATCAGACAAAGACGTGATAACACCCTCAGGTTTACCCACAATAACAGCCTGCCCAGCAACATAGAAAGGCTTAACACGGTTCTTCCTGGAACCCATATGCTGCATCTCGCCTGCTAACTGGTTATTATTCTGCAGGTTAGTGCTCAAATCTTCACACTGCTGCTGCAACCATCCACGGTAAGCAGACCCAAGTATCTCCCCTGGAAGATAAAAACCATCTAAACGTTGGCACCTTCGCACTGCTTCTGTGAACATTTCTTTATACTGTGGTAGAACAAAAGTTTCTGACGAACCCAAAATTTGTGATCCTTCCCAATAATTAGGTAACAAATACTTCTACAATAATTTTACGGCATAGTAGACAACATAATCGGGTCATCACCACAATAAACCCAAACTTTTTTATCTAATGGTCGTCGAACACCCACTATTTTTGGGTGCCTCAATGTGAGTATCATTGATTTTTTTGCAGTGTTGAATTTGATTTGGTGTACTCGAAGCCCAATAGACCCAACTACTAAGGATGGGTCTATCGGGTTAGGTAAAGTTAGACGCAGGTCGGAGGCGTTAGTTTTCACATATTTCTTTTTAGTACTGTTTTTGTCTTTACGGGTCTTGCCAATAATTTTTACTAGGCTCTTAGATTTTCGTGGCTCTTCCGCGAGCTGCACGTATTTTCTTGGTTCAAAGATGATTGTTCTATGGTCGTCGCTTATGAATGCTACTCTGCACCCGTGAAGTGTTGAGAACTGTAGTAGTGAAGCTGTGCAGTTTTGTTCTATTTTTGTTGTTATGTTGATGCTGGTTCCCAAGTATGGTTGCCTTCCAGGATGAAGTGGTTTCAGTTATATACAAGATGCTACCACTAATTACTAGGGGTGATTGCAAAACGTTAAACTTTGGTTTCTTTTATTCTTTTCGTTAGATACAATCAAAGCTATTACTCTCCTAATCTAGGAAGAACCTAGAAAAGAAGAATAATAGCTTTGATATAACGTAGGTAACTATCTACAAGTATACATAATCTAAAAACATTATCCAAACCATATTTTCAGACCAATCTCTTATACCACTTGATATATTAAACCTATCCCCAAAACATAGGTAGATATCATGTTTAATCTTCGTCCTCTAGGGTGTTAAGTACGTTAGTTATCCGTTCGGTAAATTGTTTATCGTTGTAAATGTTGAAGGATGCTAACGAGAACAGTTCTGTCTCCGTTTCGTTAATATGCTTATCTATAAGCTCACCTATTGTTCCTTTTGGCATGTTGTACACCCATGTGCTGTGTGCTTGGGGTAGGAGAAAATTATCATCTTTCAAAAACCCCATATATTTTCCGTACCAAATATTATCGTCGCACACAATATTGAAATCAAGATCATCGAAATAAGCGTGCGGTATTGTTGCCCTAATATGTGACGGTTGGATATATGAGTGACCGTAACGGTGGTATGGCTTATTTTTAGTATGGGATATGTTGTTCAAATCAAGTATCTGGTCGGCTAAATCAACTAGGTTAGGTTGGATTTGCCAGAAATATTTGCCGTCTTCTGCACGGTTGTAGGTTGCTCCCGTGTATATGATACTCACGGCATAATATGTTTTATATCCTTCATGAGTATTAACAATTATTGGTGTAATATACCTAGGCTTCACATTAATACCCCTAACCTGTTCCCCCTGTTCTTCAACATATCGGCTAATAATATGCTCAGGAACAAATATGGAGTTGTCTGACGTGTAGAAATATGATTCTTCTGACCGTAATTCAGGGAAGCAATCATGGGCAGTGTTGATTAGAACCTTATCGTGAGCAGATAGTACAGCGCCAACAAGCCGAACGGGTTTCTTGGCTTCTGCTTTTTCAAAACTGCCATTTTTGTGTTTAATGATTTTGCATTCTGCTACTTGCCATATGTCTAACCCAATAACAGGTTTCATATCCATATACACTTTAGGGTCTTTGATATTGGTAGCGTTAGCTAAAGTGTTTTGCTGGTTGTCCTCAAAAATATAGGTACAGATCATAACTTTAACCCAGTGTCCTTCCAAATATGTGGTCTAAAACAGTAACAACTCTTTGTGTTAGTTCTTGGTTCATATGGAGATTGAATGTTGATATTGAGAAACTGTCGTTATCTCCGAGTTTCCGTAAAGCAGTTTCTTCTATGTTACGTACCATACCATTTGGCATAACATATATGAGCGGCAGATACCAGCGTGGGAGTGGGCAACTCATTGAGTCGTTGAACCCTTTGTCTTCGCCTTCCCAGATCGCATCGTCACATACGCTCTCAAACCCCTGATCATGGTATTTGTAGTCATTAGGGTTAGAGTCATACAGGTAGTTCGGGTCATAATATATGTGTGTATGATATAGGCTCATGAAAGGCTTATATTTCGTGTGGGTCACATGGTTAAGATCAAGAATTTTTTCTACTACTGGGGCGTATAGATGCTGTCTCCTATACTTATATGCTTCATCTACATCTTTTGAATACAGGGATGCTAGGCTAATGACACTAACCATATAGTAGCCTGATTCTTCCCCCTCAGATCCACTGTATTTACCATCCTCTACTAGCAGAGGTTTAATATACTCTGGTTTAACATCGAAGCTGCTAGGGAAACCACCAGATTCTTCTTCATACTGTTGAATAACTCTTGCATTAACGAAAACAGAATTATTAACAGGAGCGGATACTGAATCTGTGAAACGAGTACGCACCAACTGCTCATATATACCATCCGTCAAAGTTGTTGAATGAGTTGACACAACCATACCCACAAGTTTAGCTGCCCCTACCGTCCCAGTAGCTTGCAACCCGCGTTTGGTGTCTTGCATTTCACGAACATGCCATAGAGACTTTTGGGTATCATTCGGTTCAAAACGCAGGCTTATTTTTGGTTTTCCTGCATTTGAATAGTTGGCTAACGTGTTCAGTTTTGTGTCCCTGAAAATATAGGTGCAGATCGTTCTCTACGGTGTGCAGCACCTACTTCGGAGGCAGAAACAACACGCCATTGAGCATCATACCCGAGCTCGGAAAGGTCCCCAAGAACACGTCCAAGTGCTCGCAGAAAAGGTTCTCTTGCCCGTCCAGTATCTCCCACACATCCCGAACAGGATTCCAGATTAGTGTCGGCTTTTGCACTTAGTGCTCCTCTCACATTCTCCCAAACCACGAAACTTGGTTTGATGATAGATATTGCGTCACGCATCGCAACCCAAAGGTTTGATCGTGTGCCTCAGACATGCCAGCACGCCCACCAGCAACCGAAACGTCTTGGCAGGGGCTACCACCCGCAATAATATCTACAGGCTCTACAGAACCCCAATCAACAGCTGTTACGTCCCCGAGGTTCGGTACGTCTGGGAACCTGTGTTCAAGTACCTCAGAAGCGTACTTATCAACCTCACACAGCCAAGCCGTTTTCGCACCAAAAACACTGGATACGGCGAGCGCAAGCCCACCATACCCAGCGAACATTTCACCCGCTTTAAGGGTGCGCATGCTACTCATAATAGTATTATTATCCTGTCTTTATTGGAAGAAACCATATCTCATAGGTTGTCTTATTATTTGCAAAATAATCTTACCTTACAAGCGAGACAACATCATTCATATCTGCCTAATATTTAAGAATATGACAGGATATTAGAATCTTTAGGATTCCAATCCTCACCTGCGCTAAGAGCAATACACTCTTCCCTCATAACCTCCAACAGGTCATTCACATAATACAAAGCATGCTCACCAGCAAGTCTAGTAACCCAAGTATCCCAAACAGACTGCAACTCAACATCTTCATCATCCAACAAACCTTCTAGCAGTTCAATAGTTTCAACTATTTTCTTGTATTTCTTGGGATCAGTCATTTTTCTGTCCTTTCCTGAACATAAAAAGGGAGTCTTAAATGCATATTGTATCTAAGACTCCTATATAGTACTTGTGGAGACGAGGGGACTTGAACCCCTAACCTTCTGTATGCAAAACAGATGCGCTGCCAGTTGCGCCACGCCCCCATGCTTGTGTACCCACTATACTCTAAATGGTGATGGGTATACAAATTTTTAGGGGTTTACAGCTGATAGGGTGATACTGAAAATGTATTCTTTGAACTTTCTCTCCATAACGTTATGTTCTCCTGACACGATCTTTCCTTCACTGATACCTTCAAGAACGTTTTCGGATGTGATATGTATCTGGTATGTTTGCTTATTACTTATACTGCAAAAAACTGCACCATTTAGGCATGTTTCCACGAGCTCTTGTAAAGTGTCACAATGCATGAATTTTAAGTAGTTATATTGTCGCTTGTTTTCTGGCAAGTTCAGCTGTTCTGCCTGAAAAATTGCTACCTGATACGGATACTTAAAGTACACATCAGGGTTAAAAAATAGTGTGTGATACAAACACCCATAACGTTTATGGGGCAACACAATATCAACACACCAGAGCCGTTCTTCCCACTCATCATCAAACACAGTTCTTACAACAGCTAATGTGCCTTGTTTACTCGTGTCGTGTATGGTTTCGGGACTGACCTTTATTCTGGATTTGAAGAAACCTGTAATGTCTAAGTAGAGTCGTTGAATCTCAGGGATTATGTTTAGCTTGTTCAATAATGTGCCTGCTTTATTCATGTGATAACCCTCCTCAATGTTGGCTAGTACCTAAGCATCAGTTTACAGTATTTTTCTATTATTGTTAATAATATTAATCCTGTGTGCACACCCAAAAAGCGTGACCAAGTGAAAGGTAAGTAGAACATAAGTATCTGGGGCATGTAATAATAGAGTTCCCCCTAAAATTCTGTGGAAGGAAAAACAAACCAAAATGGGCTTCGATCATCAACGACTAACACTAGGTAGGCACCTATTAGGTGTTAGACGTGACGAACTTGCTGCACGATGCTTCGTATCACCAAGGGAAGTGATGCTCTGGGAGAACGGGTATTCAACACCCAATAGTAGCAACATAGAGAATATTGTAGACACTTTAAGGCTACCCCATATTTTCTTCGAAAAACCAGGCTCAGATAGAAACTATTCTTACCCCACAGAACCATTATTCATAGATGAAGGCGGTCAATCAGGTTGGCATGATGCTGACATGTCAGCCACCGCATATATGAAGCTAGTTCATGAAACAGCATATATCCTAAACGAGTATGCACCTCTTCCTGAGGTGAATCTGCCATGTTTACCTGCAGACCCTACTACCTACCGTAGCCCTATCCCAGAGTTAGCTGCTGAACAGGTAAGAGAACATTGGGGGTTAGCAGGTGACCCGATAAGTAATCTAGTTCAGCATATTGAATCAGATGGTGTGATCCTATCCTATGCACCAAAAAACATTATTATTGAAACATACTCACTGCAGGGCTCACAACCCATCATAATTATCAACCCGCAAACCCGAGACTACTATAAGCTGCGTCTGAAAATAGCACAGCAGCTTGGGCACCTTATCATGCATTTCGATGGGGAACCTAGGAACAATATTGCTGTACGTGACGCTAAAAGGTTCGCTGCTGCTCTTTTAACACCAGAGCATGCTTATGATAATTTTCCGAGACGACGGAACAATGAGATTATGATGGTTTTGAAAGATTTTAAAGAGCAGTGGGGTGTGCCAATCAGGTTCATTGTGGAACAGTTAAGAGCATATAAGATATGGGGTGATCATGCTTGTAACGACACTTTGAATGAGATGAAATATTTGAAATGGTGGGTTAGTGAACCAGGAGAAAGAACAGTAGAGCTTGAAGAATTGTCTACACTCCCTAAACGAGCAGAAAAAATATTCACCACCCACCCAGTAGGCACCATTATTGATAAATGCAGGCTACCAGACTGGCTTTTCAGAACCATCACAGCCCCGTTGCCGTTGCAATATTAGCGTAATATATTTGATGATATTTATCCTATAGATTATTATCTATAAGTAGTAGAAAACCTCACGGAAGGAACCCCTCATGGATGATGAAGGCGAATACAGTGCGCCCAAAAACACGCCTCTGATCGTGTATTTTTCATCAGTTTCAGGTAACACAAGACGGTTCGTTGAGAAACTTAATATAAGAAGTAAACAGTTGCCTCTAAAAACGGGTGAAGACACTATCATTGTTCATGAACCCTATGTTCTATGTGTGCCAACTTACGGTAACCCTAGGAAAGAAGGTGGGCATGTCCCACCCCAGGTAGTGAAGTTCCTCAACATTGAGACCAATAGAAAGCACCTGCTTGGTGTTATTGGGGCAGGAAACACGAATTTTAGCGATAAATTCTGTATTGCAGCAGATATTATCGCCCAAAAATGTGAGGTGCCTGTGCTCTACAAATTTGAGCTTATGGGAACCCCCGAAGATGTAGTAAAAGTAAACCAAGGAATGGAAGAATTTTGGAAACGACACAACCATCAGCACTAGACACTTTCAATACTGACACGAAGGATAACACCCCCGAAAAATATCGGGATTTGAGCTACCATGAGCTGAATGCTCTACTAAACCTTTATGATAATGAAGGAAAAATCCAGTTTGACGCGGATAGGGAAGCAGCACGCCAATATTTTCTACAGCATGTCAATAAGAACACTGTTTTCTTCCACAATCTGAAAGAGAAGATTGAGTATCTTATCGAAAACGAATATTATGAACCTGAGCTATTTGATAAGTATAGTTACGAGTTTGTGAAATCTCTTTTCAAACGCGCATATGCAGCCAAGTTCCGGTTCCCCACCTTCCTAGGCGCATTCAAATTCTATACGTCTTATGCAATGAAAACGTTTGATGGTAAGCGTTTCCTTGAACGGTATGAAGACCGAGTATGCATGACTGCTCTACTTCTTGCTGACGGGGATAATAAGCTTGCTGAGCGTATTGTGGATGAGATCATTTCTGGTCGTTTCCAACCAGCAACACCCACTATCCTGAATGCTGGTAAGAAACAGCGTGGGGAGCTTGTGTCGTGTTTCCTCCTTTCGGTTGAAGATAATATGGAGTCCATTGGGCGTGCCCTCCAAAACTCGCTACAGCTCTCTAAACGAGGCGGGGGTGTGGCGTTATGCCTAACCAATCTACGTGAATCTGGTGCACCTATTAAGAAGGTTGAGGGGCAATCCTCTGGTGTTATCCCGGTCATGAAGATGCTTGAGGATGTATTCTCTTACGCTAACCAGCTTGGTTCCCGTCAAGGTGCGGGCGCAGTATATTTGCATGCACATCATCCTGATATTTATGCATTTCTTGATACTAAGCGTGAAAACGCTGACGAGAAGGTGCGCATTAAGACTCTCTCTTTGGGTGTTGTTATCCCAGATATTACCTTCGAGCTGGCTAAGCGTAAAGAGGATATGTATCTGTTCTCCCCCTATGATGTTGAGAAAGTCTATGGGGTGCCTTTCGCCTATGTGAATGTCACTGAGAAATACTATGAGATGGTTGATGATTCACGTATCCGTAAAACCAAGATCAATGCACGTGAGTTCTTTCAGACGTTGGCTGAGATTCAGTTTGAGTCTGGTTACCCATACATCATGTTTGAGGATACTGTGAACCATGCTAACCTGATTGACGGTAAGGTCATCATGAGTAACCTCTGCCTGACTGGGGATACTAGGTTGCTAACCACTAATGGGTATAAGCGTTTTGATGATTTGTATGCTTCACAGGAAGATTTTCAGGTTGTTTCAGATAACCGTTCTGTTCGTGAGGATTTCACTAAACAGTCTGTCTCAATCAAGGATTCCACCCGAGCATTCCTTACCCAGAAAGATGCTGAAACCTTCAAAATTTCCACTAAGGAAGGTTGGGAACTTAAAGGCACCGCATGGCACAAGTTCCCTGTAGAAGTAGATGGCAAAATCATTGTGAAGCGACTCGCCGAGCTGGAACCTGGGGACCACCTGCTCGTGCAACCAACAGAAGGCGTTTTCGGTAGTGTACACAAACCTGAACTTGCTTATATTGCAGGTGTTATTGCGTCTGATGGTTCTTTCTCCCATGCTATGAATGAGAATACTGGGGTTGAAAATACTTCCGCTAAGGTCTACCTGTATGGGGATAAAGCGGAAGCTAAAGACGCTGTACGAGAAGCCGTACATCATGTTCTGCTGTGGCGCGATGATCTCCTGACTAAACATAATGCTACGTTGACCCCTGAGTTCGTTCAACAATGCGATAATGATAGGTTTTCAATGTCTAGTGCCCCACTTGCTAAAGTTTTGGAAGAGCGCGGGTTTAACCGTCACACTAAGAACCAAGTTCCTGAATTTGTTTGGCAAGGCGACAAAGATACTGTTCTTGCTTATTTGAGTGGGCTGTTCCAGATGGATGCTTGTATCACAGGTTCTCTAAACGCTAAAAATATCAGTATTGAACTTGGCTCTACCAGCAGAAGGATGCTTCAAGAAGTCCAGGTTCTTCTAGGAAACCTAGGAGTATACTCCCGTATCTATGTGAACCGTAAAGAAGATGGTACAGCTATGCTTCCTGACGGTAAAGGCGGATACGCAGAGTACAACCAGAAAGCCAATTGGACGTTGCGCGTAAGTAGCGGGCAGGATCGCAGTAGGCTCTACGAGCAGTTGACTTGGTTGTCACGCCATAAGAAGAAATGGGATGAGCTAACCAGCAACATTGTTTCACAGAATAACCGTCAAGGATTCCACAAGTTCCGTGCGACTATTACCAGTATCGAGTTCCACGCTATTGAGGATGTTTATGATGTGACCGTGGATGATGGGCACAGCATCATTGTTGACGGTATCTCAACAAGGAACTGTAGCGAAATTCTTGAGGTGACAGAGCCTTCTACCTTCAAATCGAAAGGTGGCGAATATGATGAGGTTGGTAAGGATATTTCTTGTAACCTTGCGTCCTTGAATATTGCTGCGACGATGGATGGTGACAGTATTGGTGGCACGGTTGAGGCTGCTATTCGTGCCCTCACATCTGTCTCTGATCTGTCTAACATTGAATCCGTGCCACCGGTGGAACGCGGTAACGATATGAGCCACGCTGTTGGTTTGGGGCAGATGAACTTGCACGGGTATTTGGCGCGTGAGCATATTTTCTATGGTTCTGAAGAGGCATTGGATTTCACTAACATGTACTTCTACACTGTGGCGTACCATGCGGTGCGAACCTCGATGCTGATCGCTAAGGAACGTGGTGTTACCTTCGACGGTTTTGAGAGGTCGAAGTACGCGACAGGTGAATACTTCAAAAAGTACACGGAACAAGACTGGGTACCCCAAACCGAGCGTGTACGGGAACTTTTCACCAACCACCACATCCCCACCCGTGAGGACTGGGTGCAGTTAGCAGAAAATGTAGCCAAATATGGCATGTACAATCAGAACCTACAAGCTGTACCCCCAACTGGTTCCATCTCCTACATTAACGGTTCAACTTCTTCAATCCACCCGATTGCTTCTAAGATTGAGATTCGTAAGGAAGGTAAGTTGGGGCGTGTCTACTACCCAGCCCCGTTCATGACGAACGATAATCTGGAATACTATCAGGATGCTTACGATATCGGGTATGAGAAGATCATTGACACCTATGCTGTGGCCACACAGCACGTAGACCAAGGGCTATCTCTTACCTTGTTCTTCCCTGATACTGCAACAACCCGTGACATCAACCGTGCACAAATCTACGCATGGAAGAAAGGTATTAAGACCCTCTACTATATTCGCCTCCGGCAGCAGGCGTTAGAGGGAACACAGGTTGAAGGCTGTGTGTCCTGTATGTTATAGGATAAATAATCTTATCTGGAATATTTTTAAGGTGGAGTCTCATAGAATAACTGGTGAGGCTCCACCTTAATTTGTGAAGTATAAACAATGAGCGGGGGTATTCTTATTACAAGAGTTATCCGAGAACAACAACCAAATATGGTGAAGAAAAGGTAAAACACATGACAGAAATCACAACTTGGGAACTATATCCAGTAGAAACAAATATCCAAATAACATATACAAGTAAAAAAGCTACCAAATTTCACAGATGTGAGCTTGTTTCAGCATCAAAATACATGGATCTAACAGTCCACAAACCCATCCAGAATAGAAAGAATAGCTGGTTCGTGTCTATAGCAACTGATGTAGAAAATATAGATAAAGCAGTTATGACTATTCATGATTCGGAAGCTAACTCAAGACTCAAAAAATCGGGTAGAGTTCCTGGTACTTTAACTGTGAACCCATACAGTATCATGTCCAGTAGTATCAAAGATAGTGGGGATGGAAAAGTATCTTTCGAGTTTAAAGCAGAAATCATATAAGATCATCAAACTATTGGCGCATATAAAAAATTGGGGTTACTAAACAATACAGTAACCCCAGTTTTTCTATTAGCTATTCCTTACACGCATCACGTAGCGGAACATATAAGACCTCATCAATAGAGTCAGCTGGAACATAGTACCCACCAAACAACGCCACGATTCTCCTCATCATCCTTTGAGACTCTTCACGAGCACCGAAGCTTAGACGTACCGCATGGGTTGTGTGCGCGGGAACATCTTCTGGGTAATTTACGATGGAATGATGTAGTTCTTCCAAATGTGTGTTATTGGAGTAAATGTAGGTTAATAGGAAATCGTCACCACTAGCTGAGGTGAGAGCAATCCATGCATGCTTGTACCATCTTACTGAACCCTCATCAAACATCAGGTGTTCATTATCTAAAGGACCTTCTTCCATAGTAGTAATTTTATCTATTTTTAGCTTAGAGGGCTTAATATACTTCTCAATCTTCCATGCCAACTCTTCTGGGGTAATCCCGTTCCTAATATATCCTACTGTTTCTACACCCATTTTTCGTTCCTTACTTGTGGGTTTGTACTGTTTTACTATTGTTCCTAATCCCCCCCCCGTGTCAAGTGGTGTTTTGAGTTGAGTGGGTTGAAACTTTTATCCTAAGAAATCATCAGAATCTTGCTCAGGTGCTTCTTAACATACCACGAAATATGAATTTCAGAGGGGTTATAAGGTACACTAATCCTAGTATTTTTCGCTTTACCAAACTATTCAAGCAGGAAGAAATAGTAAAACTATGACTAATAATGACAAGGCTGTGCAGGCTATCAACTGGAACCGGATTGAGGACGATAAGGATCTTGAGGTTTGGGATCGTTTAACCAGTAATTTCTGGTTACCTGAGAAGGTTCCGTTGAGTAATGATGTGCCGTCGTGGAAGACTCTAACCCCAGAGGAGCAGGAACTCACTATGCGGGTTTTTACGGGGCTAACACTACTTGACACTATCCAGGGCACGGTTGGGGCTATTTCTTTGCTCCCTGACGCTGTTACAGCCCACGAGGAAGCTGTTTACACCAACATTGCTTTCATGGAATCAGTGCACGCAAAATCATATTCCTCAATCTTCTCAACACTAAGCTCAACCAAAGAAATTGATGATGCCTTCCGTTGGGCATCAGAGAACGAACACCTACAAAAGAAAGCACATATTGTTCTCAAATACTACACGGGGGATGACCCTCTCAAAAAGAAGATCGCATCCACACTATTGGAATCCTTCTTATTCTACTCAGGATTCTATCTGCCCATGTACTGGTCAGCACACGCTAAACTGACGAATACCGCCGATCTGATTCGTCTGATTATTCGTGACGAGGCTGTTCACGGATACTATATTGGCTATAAATTCCAGCGTGGACTAGAGAAAGAAACCGAGGAACGTAAGGCAGAGCTTAAAGAATACACGTTCAACCTACTATACGAACTGTATGAGAATGAGGTAGCCTACACGCACTCACTCTACGATGGTGTGGGTTGGAGCGAAGACGTTAAGAAGTTCCTGCATTACAATGCGAATAAGGCACTCATGAACCTGGGGTACGAATCCATGTTTCCCGCTAATGTTACTGATGTTTCGCCAGCTATTTTATCTGCTCTCTCACCGAGCGCTAACGAGAATCACGACTTCTTCTCGGGGTCTGGCTCATCTTACGTGATCGGTAAAGCCGTGAACACTGAGGATGAGGACTGGGACTTCTAATGTCCTGAACATCTAATAAGATAACCCGTATGCGCCATATTCTCACTCGAATTATGGTTGTATACGGGTTATTTCATACCCAAAAAACTTTATCAAAACTTTATTTTAATTCTGGGCGTGTCACCTACACCCAAGGTTGAAACTCTAGTAGCGTGGGAAACGCAAGATATAGTCAAGCAGAAGGAGAAAAACTTATGCTCAAGTCTGTACTGCCCACCACCCGCCGCAACACCCTGATCGGGGCTGGTGCCGTTACCCTCGCCTTGGGGGCATCCCTCATCTCAGCACCCGTAGCTAACGCCTACGTGGATGCTTTCGTACCCGTAATCCCACCAACAGTCAGTACTAGCACTGGGGGCGAAGAAATACACGAAACTAATACTGTGCCTCTCACCAACGAACACATCTCGGATTGGGTGCACTATGAGGTCACTGGTGAACAAGAAATTACATTCAGTGTCCCTGTACATGGTGGATCATGTAATGATGCACGAGCCGAAGTCTCAGAGCAAGGCGGGGCGTTACATGTGGCAACCATTGAAGGGACTAACCTGAACTCAACTAGCACCTGTGATGGTGAGATGCGTGTCGTAAAGATTCGGGTGCACACTAACGCACTCGCATCAACGCTGGATGTTAGGCATATGCCCTCTGACCAGGTGCAGCTTCATCCATAATTATTAAAATAGTAAGGGAGAGGGGGCAAGATTTTTACGTCTTGACCACTCTCCCTTTATTGATTTATAGAAGATTTAGATAGCTGACAGATCTAGTTCTTCTGTAAATAGATTCCAAATTTAAAATACCCAACCTATTTTATTTGCTCTACTCGTCAACTTTTCTAATACTGCACCTAACACTGTTGAAAAAACCACCATCCAATGGGTGCACAAGCAGGTTCTCAGTGAAATATCTTTGAAGTCGCCTAGAAGTTATAGGGTTAGGTCTTGTGTGAATCTCAAAAGTAGAATCAATATCAGGATCATAAACTGTTCTAAGATTCGAATCATCCATAGGTATCAGCTTACCTGTAGCATAGTCTCTCTTATCACCCCACCACATATGCAAACCAGGGACAGGTTCGTGGGTTACAGGATCAAGGAAATCATTGTCTTCACATTCCCAATCATATGGTGGGGTACCACTAGTATCGAACTCAGTAGTCATTTCTTCTAAACTCATAGGCTCAGACTCCCACACATACCAACCGTATTCGTCTTGCCACGAACCATAGAAACATTCTTTAACTGTTTTGAAGGTTACAGTATATTGTTCGCTCATTCTTTCTTCTCCTTTTCAATAGAGCTATTGGTATTTTGAAGAAAATATTCTTATCATCTCTGAATAACAGGCTCAGGAACATCATGAAAAACCTTATGGTCACCATCCAAAAATTTGAAATGGTCAGAAGGATATACCACAACAAAAACAGAGCCAATAATATCTTCTCGTGGAATAAAAGTTTTGCCGTCTGAAATATGGAAACGAGAATCAGCAGAATTATTACGGTGATCCCCCATCATAAAATACTTACCATCAGGAACAGTCACCTTAAAAGAAATACGAGACGGTTTTGAATCTGCACTCACGTAAGGTTCAGTAATTTCAACACCATTAACTCGGATTTTTCCTTCACCATCACTTTCAACAGTATCACCAGGTAATCCAATTACTCTTTTAACCATGTAATTAACTGATGTGTCAGGAAGGATATTCAAGAAAACTAGCCCGTCATTTATAGGGTTTATTTGATGTTCCTTTTTGGGCATCCATCCTTGCGAATCTTTAAATACCACGACATCACCACGTTTAATCCCTTGAATATAAGTTCCTGCTACATTAACCAAAACCTTATCGTTGATTTGAAGAGTACCTTCCATAGAGCCTGATGGTATATGGAACCAACCTTTTATAAGAAACATCTTAACTAGACAAGAGATTATAAGAATAAAACATATAGTACGCACGGAATCAACAACAGCATTTTTAAACCATTCTCTGGTTCTGCCTTGTGCACGAGCTTCTGCCCAAGTCAGAGGATACCCATCCTTATTTTTTATATTAAATTTAGAGATTATTTTCGCCATTCCCATATAATATGCCTGTTACTACCAAAGAATAAACCTAAGGTTATATTTATCCTCAAGAATTCCCCTACGTTCCCCATCCCCAATACCGCCGAGCAGGTATTTATCAACAATATCTGTTTCTTCACCGTTCTGGGGTGGTTCGCTTTTGAAAGTGAACTTGCCTGTGCTAGCACCAACGTGAGCTTTATACGCTATATCGTTCAGTCTACCCCAACCTTCACACTCAACAGCATTACATAGTACCTCCTCAGGTTCATACCTGTATTTGCCTTTATACCTGATCTGCCATGTTATCCTGCCTGTTGTTTTGGCAACATATTTTTTGGCAAACCTGACAACATGAGGTTTCCCTGAATCAGCAATATAGTCACCAACATTTATTGTGATCAAAACTGGGTTAGCTCCTCAAAACTAATCAACACTTCACCTAGTTCTCCTGGACTACCAGTAAATATGTTGAACCCCCAAATATCTATAGGAAGCTCATAGTTCTCTAGAACCCATTGAGCGATAAGGGGATCAGTATGTTTGCTAGGCACAAATTCGATAACAGGAACATATTTAACACCGTCTTTAAATTCAACATAAACCATAGTTCCATCAAGCTTGTAGAAACAAGTAGTTACATATTTTCGTTGTGTCTTCTTTATAACAGTGAAAAAATTAGCTTCCTCTCTTATTTCTTTCTCAACCCAGTCACAGTACTCAGTAAAATCATTTGTGCTCATCCCATCAGGGCGGACTAGGGTACCCGAGATAGAAACATCACATAATTTAAAACCACTTGACATAATATTTCTATTCTTGCCTACTTGTTTTTATACCAGCTGGAACCTGACAGACTAAGCATCTTATATTTTTCCATCCAAGAGTTCATCACCTCAGCCCATTCTTCTGTGTCACTCTTATTGGGGAGAATAGTGAAAGAAGCAACATGTAGTGCAGGTTGCTCACCGTTGACAGCCTTGTAGCCAAGATATTCAACTGCACCACCTGGCATCTGGAAAAACCAAGGCAAATCATAGACCGGCAAGAAACCATGCATATTATCCATAAACTCGTGTTCTTGCCCACAGTATAGGAAATTGTTGCACACTATCTCAGTTCCAGTAACCCCTTCCTCGTATTGGATCTCTTTATAGTAAGGTCCATACCCCATCCCTGTATCTGAGAACATGTGGTGGTTCAGTGAAGGTTCCATAGCAACGCTCTGGTGCTCATGAATGAATGGTTTCCAACGACTCTGAGAAAGGGTGTAAGATTCTAAGGTACGCTCCGCAATATCCTTATGGATAGTGTCACCATCCCGTCGGTCATTACCTTCTATATCACATGAAACAACGTAACCTACTGTCACCATAACGTACCTGCTGGGGATCATAGTGTTAGTTAGGGTTAACTTATATTGGCTATCTTTTCGCAAATATAGGGGACGAATATGTGTTGTCCTACAAGTGAAAGAAGAACTATTTGACAAGCTTATACTATTTACACATTTTTCTGGTAGAAAAACCACATTATCTGAAATTGAGTATGGTGAATCAACTGTGTTCAAGAAATCAATACCACCCATCTTCTCTATAGCAGAAGTCTCGTTTTCAGTTGGGAAAGACGGGTGATTAACTAGTTCTAAAGCATCTACTAGCCAACGATCCCCAAAAAGTACAGCACCAACTAGTTTAGCTGTCATGTAACCGTCTTCAAGGTCATCCTTTTTCTTATTATAGAACTGAGTCTCCCAAACACCAGCACCCATGCTACCTGTAGTGAAATCAGCATAATCATATGCTTCTTTTATGTCGTTTAAACCGATCTGTGGTGGGGTGTTTAATCTAAAAATATAGGTGCAGAGCATATTTCCGTCTTCCTGTGTAGATCTGATTGTATTTGTCTTCTTTTAACATATAGGTTCCCTCCCCATAATCTTGTTAACCAAAATTATGATGAGAAAGGAACCCGCATGTTTGTGTTTTTATTCAGTCATGATTGTATAGTTTGAAACTGATAGCATACCCAAGCCAAGCGGCGTATTCCATGATCTTTTCACTACTCAAGGAATTTGGGTTGTCTTTGTGCCAGTTTTCAAACCTGAACAGGTCAGTTGAGGCTACATCAAGTTTATTGGCCATATTATTCAGAGAATAATCATCGTCACCCGCAAGGTATTTATTGACTCGCGTGTTACGAAGCTCCCTAGCTAAATAATGGTAGTCTTCACAGGATTCATGCCATAAACTACTGTTATCTGAATGTTGGATTTGGTTCTCAAGAATCGTAACCATATCAAACTCAGAATCATCATCATGCTTTTTGTCTAGTTCAGGCGAACCAACATAAGCATCATAAATCTTCTGCAACTTATCAGGGTCATCACCAAACGGGATAGCAGCACGTATAGACATAAGACGCACCGCAAGATCATCACCCGCAGAAGTATCTAAAGCACGTCTCAAGCCACGAATAAACAACTCGTCACGAGATATATCAGATAACCCAACCCAAACTGGATCATTAGGATCGAGGATAGGTTTATTCATTAGTCAGAGCCTTTCACTGGGTGGGTGGGAGAAATATTGGAATAAGGGTATGAGACTATCCCATCTAGAAAACAGGAAGCATAAGATGCAGTCCTTCGTATCTAAAAGTTTCATGATGCATGTATACGCTAGTATCAACAATCTTTGGCAGATAAACTACTGTCCAAGGTTCCGCATACTCCTCAAAATTCTCTCCAATATAATTGAATACTTGAGGCACATCAAATACCTCATTAGAGAACTCGTCACTTACCCTTTCTTCCTCATAGCGGCACAGTACTTTTTCACAACCATCAGGTGTAACCCCTAAAACTTCTGTCCTAAGAGCAGGATGTTTAAAAGGCTCACAATAATTATGTACACGCACTTGGGCTATAGAACCAGAAGGCGCATATTTTACTGCCCCTTCAAGTGGGATTTTGATAGGGTAAAGACCTTTCTCTCGAAGATTCTTCTCATATTGATATAATTCTCTATATGCCTTATCTGGATTCATTTTCTATTACTTCCTTCCTTATATAACTAGAATCTACTACTCCTATATTTAAGAGTGAAGAACCAGTTTCTTATACTCAGCTTCAGAATATTTTGAGCTATCACTCAAATAGAACCTAGTTTCCGTTGGATCCTTAGTGTATACCATTGGAGGCAATATAGATGATCCTGCTGGAAGGAGAGCACAACCTACAAGCGAGGCACTTCCAAGTATCGCCACAACAATATAATTTTCTGGATTTGCTATGGATGTTGCAACAACACTAAATAAGACCGTAAACAATATAAACAGACCGAAGTTTGCACCTGCTTTCATATTGTTTACTGTATCTGCACTAAGCCTAAACCCAAAGTATGCTCCTTCGTGTTTTTCTTGATCATGTTTCGTTCGATAAACAATAGTTTGTTCTGGGAAACTTACCTTCAATATTTTCTTAGTCCTAGTAAGAACCCATAAGCAAATACTAAAAGCTACTGCAAAAAGAATATTAACTGTAGCGTAAAGTAACATTATTTATCTCCTTTATGGATAGTGTTTGGGTCAATATGCTCAATAATAGCGCCCTTGGGTAGATGTACACTGATTTCTGGTTTAACATCTGAGGTTCTGGTGTCACCTGTGCATGTTTCTACTTCTGTGAAACATGGGGGCGACTGTTTCTCTGTGGTGGCTTTATCTTTGTTGATAAATAGACCCTCATATATTTGGGGGAACGCCTCAACGAGTTCATGGTTTGGGTGGCTATCCGCCCATTCCTGTTTAGTCATCACACGCCTGTAATCAGCACTAAACTCTACATATGATGCTGCATCAGTGGGAAGATCCTCAACAATTTCAACCTCTTTACGTGGCGTGAGCTTATCCTGAACAACCCCACGGTCATCAACATAGCGGTAATATACGAACAGCTCAGGTTTACCGTCAATTTGCCCGTCCACATAAAACATGTCACCATGAGTTTCACCATGTATAACTTGGTCTTGAGACAATTCCAAACCTTTAATGTCTATCTTCTTCACCCAATGATCCTTAACAGTGGGAGCGAAACCGAGCAAAGAGTTACCTGTCAGAAAGTTTATGGCAAGAAAAGAAGATACGGCAAGAACTGTAACTGCAATTAGCAGGCTTCTCACGAATGCTGTAGGTGCAGCTTGGTATTCATTCTTTATCTCTGAAACATATTTAGTGAAAGAAGATTTAAGTTTATTGAGTTTAGACTTAACACCCCATGACTGTTCAGTGTTCACATGTTCCGATCCATATACTCTTTTAAAATCTTCATAAGATTCCTGACTAAAATCTTTAATATGTTCTCTATCGTTATCAGTGTCCATAATAATTTTCCTTAATATTCTAAAACCTGTAATTTCAACAAATTTTTAGAAACATGGGAGCATAAAATATAAACCCTCTTTTCGTAGTATATGTGTCTTCCGATCATAAATATTGGAACGATATGAACGTTCGGTATAACTAATTTCTTGAAGATACACAACAGTCCAAGGGCTTATCAAGTCCTCAGAGTTATCAGGGATATAGTTAAATGTTTGACTAGTATCAAACAATTCGTTAGCGAATTCTAGAGGAGCGTCCTCTACCTCATACCTAGACAACACTACAGGAGCACTATTGGGTGATACACCTAAAATCTCTATCCTAAGCGCAGGATGCTTAAAAGGTTCTTGATAATTATGTAAACGTAATTGGATCATACCTCCTGGAGGAGCGTATGTAAGACCTTCTTCTATAACCCCTTTAATATCCTTATAATAACAGAGGCGTAACCTAATAGGATAGACCTTACTGATTTTTAGATGGTTCCGATAATCGTTGTATTTTTCTTGTTTTTCTCTCTTTTTTTCTTCTTCATTTCTCTTGATACGCTCTCGAATCCAACGATCGTGTTGTTCTTCTTCCTCTGATGAGTACATAATTTATTTTTCCTTTCTTAGTAAATTAAAACTCACTAATACTATTAGTGTTTATGTTTAGCTTCTTCTGCTTCTATTTGAGCCAATAGACGTAGCTCGTCGTTGTCGCCGTGACGTTCTAGGAGCGCTTTGAATTCTTCACGTTCTGCCGCTGGCATTTCCATAATCTCTTCAAGGTATGAATTGTGCATTTTCTTGTTTCGCCTTTCTGTGTCCTGTAGGTTAGTCGATCTTTGTTGCTCTAACCTTTGGGTCACGTATTTTTTCTTCTGTCTTGGTTACGGGGTTGCGGTATTTGTAGGGTAGTGTGGTGTGGTCTACCTGTTCAGCATTATCGGCTAGGTTGTGTCCTTTCTTCGGATAATAGGTGTATTCTGCGTGTTGGTTACGGCGAGAGTGTTTAGCTCTCGGGCGTGTTTTTGTGTACCAGTCTTTATTGTTTCCTTGTTCACGGATTTTGTTGTAGGCTGCTAAATCGTTCGGGTTTATGTCTTTGTCTAGTAGGTGTATTTCTTCTAGTGGAAGATTATTCCGTTGGTTACGGTATATGTCTCGAACTTTAGCTGCTTGGGCTTGAGTTTTCTTTTCTGCACGGTCTTTGTGTGTCCTGTACATGATAGTCTGCCCTCCTCCTCAACAAAATCGTTTGTTTCGATATAATCAATAATACTGGGATAATGTTGAATACACCTAATAATGGTAGAAATATTACGTCCGTGTCGTGACAGATAGATAATCACCTATATTTGACGGATAAACAAATATCTCTAAATAGTTCACTATTAGGCGCAAAACCCTCCAAAACTCCGACAGGATCAGCACCACGTTCCAAGATTAGGTTAGTACCTTCCTCAGTTGAACTAATCAAACGGTCACGTTCCCCGTTGGTGAAGGCAGGATAATAACTGGGAGTTACCCCTAAAATATAGTCCTCAATTTTCAGGTAAACCATCTGATGCTTCAAAACACGTTTAAAAGTTTTATAAACTTTACGACGATTATCATCATCAGGGTTATCGTAATATTCCTTGACCTTACGTTGCAGAAAAACTGTGTTAAACACAGCTGCCCTGAACAAAGTATCCATACATTCCCAAGCAGACAAACGGGTGTTCTTCACGAACCTAGCGTAAGGGTGTGTTGAACCGTCTGGTCTTGTATAAACAAAATTGTGTAACCAGAACACATCAAACATGCCTTTAAACTCTGCACGAATATTCTCGTAAGACATGATCCGCACATCTACACCATTAATCTCAGTGTGCCGTTTCCGTGCGTAACGTTCAGGAAGTTTCTTATAATCACAGATAATGAAAACGTCTTCATCAGAACCCGCATATGCGAGCCCTACAGCTTGTGAACCATAGTATCCGTAACAGATGACGTTACCCCATGATAATCCAGTGTTTGTGAGGGCTTCACCTAAAATTTGGGTGTTAATGTTGTTAGGGTTTTTAATGTTAGACACTTGTCCGTTCCTGTCAGAAATTTGCTTTTAGGTTAGCTACATCTAGCTCAGCTAAACCAACAATGAAATCCTTGTTGTCTTGAGATTCTGCCATATATTCGATAGCGTTCATCCCATCCATAAGCTCTGATGGGCGGTAAACCCAGAAAGCTACCGTCATCGGGTCATACCCGCCGTCTAACAGGATTTTAATAACCTGTTGGGCATCAGGGCTGATACTCCCATTTTTGAACTGGAAAACAGGGTAACCTACATACCCATGATTATTAGTGAGCCGCAGAATCATATTATTCTGCACTAGCTCCTGCAGCTCCTCAGAAGAAATATTGAGCATACTGCACACTCGTTCAGCTGTATACATTTTGCCAACATACTTGGTTGCACTCATAATAAAACCATCCTCACCATCTAGGGTTATTTTCTTGACACAACACTAACAAAAATCAAGTACAGAACACACATATTTTCGTAATATTCAAGAATATTAAGAAAAAACACGTGTCACCTTTCCGGTTTTCAAGAAACATGAGCTACACTGATAAAACGCAAACACAAAACTATCATCAACAAGGAGAAAAACATTATGCGTAAACTAGGTCAATCACTAGCAGCAGTAGCAATCCTTCTCACAATCACATCCATGACTGGTGCTGGCGCTGACGGTGGTGGGCGCGGCGACCAGCACACCTGCACCTCTTCAAAGAGCCTAGAAGCAATATCCTGTCTAGACAAGTTCGAGAAGGACGGTAAAGAAGTTTACTGCGTGACTGCGACTGTACATGACCGCCCTGCAGACTATGCTCAAGCTGGTGGTGTTGAACTCGCCCTATCCTGCGACTGGGAACACGCTAAACAGCCAGACAACAAGTAGACACCGAATCACAAAGACATAAGGAGCATCAACATGTTTTGGCGAAAAAAGAAAAATACTATCAATACGGCAACTCAAGAAAACTGTACTGAAAAACCCCTAAATCAGCTACATCTTTTCACAGCATCTTATGCAGGTGACAATTTATCAGGAATTTCTATTGATCCTTTTTCTGGGAATGAGGATATATCTAGGGAGATACTGCGTACTTTTGAATGGAACGGTAATAAAGTCCTAGAACATCGCCAAAACTATTGGCGGCATGCTTTTATTTACCATCATGACCTACCAGCTAGTGTTTCGTTAAGAACTATTAGGGAGCGCTGTTATCAGAATCCGGCGGAGCTGGAAGCTTTTATTGATGCAGTACGTGAGTATAAGCGGGCTACTCTTACTCAAGAGCATATTAAAGAGCGGTTAAATGATCTAAAGGAAGCTAAAAAGAATCTGCTCCTAAAGGTTACGGTTTAATACTAATTATTTTTATTGTAAAGAGCCTTAATTGGAGTAACCGAATATGAGTAACACCAACCCTAACCAAAATACTCCAACTATTGAAGGTGTACGTCTTGGAAGCCTTACAGATGAGCTTCCTGAACCATTAGCAAGAGTTTTAGAGTGTTTATGGTTGGCACCTGTGAGAGATTTGAAAGACGATTATCGTTTAGCACAGAAAGCTCTTGAGGAGTACTTTTTCGGTGCAGGTATTAAGTTTATTTAATGTCTCTGAGGATTTTATTGTTAGCAATATGAGGATGATCGTTTTCACTAGTAGATACAAAAATGATATATTTTATGCTGAGTTGTTGCACATGTTTTTTACTGCTATAAGGAATATTATCCGAATCCCCAGATACTATAATAATAGTAGTATAGAGTGGGTTAAAGCACGTGAACATATCTCTGATTTCATTACTGGTATTGGGGAGCTTCATACACGACTGTATTTTGTGTCTGAACGAGTTCCAGAAGATTTGTTGCGGTCTAATATTCTAGGAAATTGAAGGTGAAATAATGTGGCAAAAATTTTTGGGTTGGCTCAACAGCCTTCTTTCTACTACTAGGGAAATAGATACAGGAGAATTCTCAGCATCAGATTTCCCTTTTGATGTTAAGATGTAAAAAACATAATACAGAGAGGCGCGAACAAACTTATTCTCAAATACATTCATCTACTTTAGTAATAATTTAGTAATAATAATGGGGCAGAAAATTTTTCTGCCCCATTATTTTGTGTACATCATAGATGCAACAAAATTATAGATGAGCTCTGGATTGGCTCAAAGATCCATCCCACATCCTCATATTTATGAGAGGCAGAATGAACGATTAAAATTATCATACCAGAACCTATATGCTACATGCAAATTATCTTACCTTAGGCTCCTCTATATGATGATCTTGACTACACTCATGTATCTG